AGAAAGTATCACCCGATGAGACGAAGTCACAGAGAAACTCTTGAGCTATCTGACGCTTTGTGAGATTCTTAGTCTCTTTGTCAAACCAGGCTTGATTGTGTTCTGGATGCACGTTCCACGGAAGACGTATCGGATTGAAGTCATTTGCTCCTGTTTCTGCTTCAGTCCAAAGCTTGTAGTATTGACCACCAACACCGTTTGGAGTGGACAAGATGATCGCAGAACCACCTGTGGAGAGGGTCGGATAGAGAGAAGTCCAGATCTCGTCGAAGTCTCTAATGAATGCAGCCTCATCAACGATGAGAAGAGCCAAAGCTTCAGAACGACCGGCGTCAGGAGATGTTGGAACTGCTGTTATCGTGGAACCATTGTCGAATCTGACAGACTGTTTCGTCGGTTCAAACTTGGTGAGCAGCAACCAAGGTGGAAGACCGTCCAGCATCGTCTTCACCTTCTTGATGAAGTTGATGGCTGTGTTGAGCTTGGTGGCGATGACGAGGATGTTCTTGTCTTTCTTGAATATCGCATACCAAACGACATAGGCAGCGGAGACTGTGGAGAGTCCCAACTGCCTAGACTTAAGAACTATGTTGAAGCGATTCTTCTGAAATTGTTTTACACAGTCATCCTGAAAATCATACGTGTCAAATGCTATTAATCCTCTAAGCTGATGCTGGATCTTGCAATACTTCTTCATGAAGTACAACGGATCTTTGCCACATTTTAGTATCTCAGATACGACAGCTTGTCTAGACGGATTTCCTGAACTCATGCAATCTCGAAAATTACCTTACGTCTATAATACGCAGTTCTCTTCGGGTTGTGAACATTGAAACCAATTATCTCTATGGAATCAGAAGATGATTCTTCTTTGAGAGTGACTGTTTCTCCTGTCAATTTCTTGTAAGAGTCTTTTACTGATTTCACGTGTGCAGCAATGACCTTATCAGAATCTTCAGCGCATGATCTCTTCATTTCTATCATCTGCTTCTCAGAAGCGAAATTTATGATCACAACGTAAGAAGCAAGAATCTTGTCGCTTCCTTGAAATGTAAACTTGACCGAATGCGAAGCCACTTGTGGCGTTGATGACCTGCCCCAGGTCGTGTCTATCGCTTGACCGAGTGCGTTGATGTCAATTGTCTTGGGCATGTAAGAGCTCCTGTGGAATTAAGTATGAAGAACCGCGTATTTATTATGCACTTCCTCAGGAGTAGGCCGCCATCCTTCATTCCACTTATCTTTATTTGGATAGGCCCAGTGAGTAGCACAGGAGTCGCAACAGCAAAATTTATCGTAAGAATCTTCATCCATCATAGTCCTCATGACTGCCTCGCAAATAGGACAAAAGATGGGTCTGTCCTCTATTGCCTCTCTGGGCTTTATCACATAAAATCCTGCCGGGTGTTCAGCAATAAGTCTGTCTCCAGGATAGTCCTTCCAGATCATACGTACTCCACCTTTGAGTCCTTCTCGTTCTTCGTTATCTCCAATATACAATCTGCGTTGTCCTTGATGCCATCGACGTGCGTGATGACAAGTACTGTCTTGAAGTATCTCTTCAGAGAAGTCAAGAATCTGCCGCAGGCTTCGACTCCTGCAGAGTCGAGAGTACCAAAACCCTCGTCTATGATGAAGAAGTCCGGCTTTGGAAGTGACGATACGTTAAGCATTGCAACTCTCAAGGCGATGGCGGAGATCGTCTTCTCCATTCCACTGCACAACTCTATGATTCTCTTTGAATCTCCGTAGTTTATGTAGATTTCTAGAGAGTCTGTGTCCTCGTCTGACTCGAGCTCAATCGTGAAGTCGACGATTCCCTGAAGGATCTTGGACACTTCGGCATTGATGAGAGGAAGTTGTGACTTCGTCACGAGGAGCGGAATACCCTTCTTGGAGAAGGCATTGGAGATCAACTCGTGCATCCTGACATTCTGTAGGAGACCGTCACGTACCTTCTTCTCCTCTTCAAGCTTCTCTAGAGACGACTGCGTCTTTCCTATCAGAGAAGCGAACTCAAGCTTCTGTCTATCGTATGCCTTTACGGTCTCGACAAGAGCACCAATCTTCGACTTTATTGCGATTACTTCTTCAGCTTCTTCTGTGTCCACAGACTTCTTCAAGTTTTCGAGCTTCTCCTTCGCGTCCTTCAGTGAGACCGTGTAAGTGTCGGACGAATTCTGCAACTTGACGACGTCAGTCTCTTTCTTAGAAATCTCCAGGTCAAATTTGTTAACAAGCTGTGTGGCCTTCTCGTGCTTCTTCAGCTTCTCTTCTATCGTGTCATCAGCAAGTTCAACCATGGACTCCTTGGCTCCTTCAAGGAGACGAAGCGCTTTGGCAGTTCGTCGTTCTTGCTCTGACAATGCCTTCTTGTTCGAGTGAGCGTCCTTGATAAACTTGCAGGACGGATAGTCGTCTCCACAGGGTACTTCATCGAGTATCTTGAGAGACTTCTTTTGAGCATTCAGTGTCGTCTCTTCCTTCTCATAAGCGTGTCTCAAGTCGGTTATTGCTGATTGAAGCTTGACCTGTGCCTCTTGCTTCTTGCGTAAGGCGACCACGTCTATCGAGTCGATTAGAGTCTGCAGCGTTTCAGACTTTTCCTGTAGCGACTTAATCTCCTCGGTGAGACCATCGATACCACTTTCACATTCATTCAATTTTCTCTCTAGTTCAGACACTCTCCTCGTTTGAGAGTCGACGTCTGTCTGTGTCACAGGAGAGGCATTGTGCGTGGATAGGTCGGAACGAAGAAGAGAAAGAGAAGTCTGGCTCTCTGCGATGAGATCCTCACAATTTCGTATCTTGCCTTCATTTTCTGCTATGAGAGCTTGTCCTTGCGTCTTTATCTCTTCCCAGTTTCTGTCTGGAAAATTCTTCAACTGAGACTTTACAGATGAGACTTCCTTAGAAGACAAGTCGTGTATCCTGTCAAACACGTCAAGATCCAGAAACTTGCTGAGAATAGCTCTTCTCTTGGTAGAGCCCTGGAGGAGAAATGCGTTGGTGTCACCTTGTGCTGACAATGTGGTGATCAAGAAGTCGTCAGCAATACCGAGGAGAGACCTGATGGTCTTCTCCGTGTCGGATCTCTGCTCTCCGCAGAGATCTTCCATCTCCTCGACGTCCTCACGCATCCTAAACAGGTTGAGAGAAGTGGATGCCGAGACGACGCCCTTCTTGTTGGTGTTCTTCGTCGTCTGACGCTCGACGACGTAGGAGAGGCCGTTGTGGTCGAAGATTGCTCTGGAGAAGCAGTGGTCCTTCCTGACGTTGCACACGTTGATGTTCTTCACGGGCCCTCTGTCGGTAGCGTTGAACAACGTGTACATCAGCGTTCCTACGATAGAAGACTTACCAGTCCTATTTGGACCGAATATTCCGACGATTCCATTCAACTTCTCGAAGTCGACGACGTTTCCTTCCCCATAGGAGAACAGATTGTCCCACTCAAGACGCCTGAGTGACCACTTGGAGTTCCTCGACATGTCTTCAGCAGACCGAACTTGGGAGAGGTATAGCTTCACCGTGGCACTGAGTTCATCGACTTCCTTCTCGGAGAAACTGATGTCCTTGTAGTAGTCTCTCAGCAGTTTCGTGAGGACTTCAGGCGATCGAAGGTCGGTCTTTGCGACGGAAGTGGTGCTCGTCTTGACGAGCTGAGTGTCGACGACTGCGTCTATCTTGTAAGTGACCTCTGTGGCATTGAGTGACGTCTTCAGCGTCTCAGAGAGGATGTGTACGTCCTCCTGTGTTAGTCCGACGTTCGACCTCACTCTGAATCGAGTACCAGTTGGGCACGACTTAGCAAGTTTCAGGGTCTTATCGAGAGACCCTGCCCAGTCGAGTGTGATGAAAGGCTTGACGTTGGGAAGTGGACGGTTGACGACAGACCAATCAGAAGAATTCTTTATCTCCCAGAGATAGTAACCGTGGTTCAATTCTTCGGCATAATTCTGTTGAATCGGTGTCCCAGGATAGCCTATCCAAGGCTTACCGTCCCTGTAGCCGAGGAACTGCTGCTTGTGAATATCTCCAAGCATGCAGAAGTCGTAATCTTTGAAGTAATCTGCCGTGATGTTCTCTTCATCGATGTCCCATCCTGTCTCAGTCACAGATCCTCTGACAGGGCCGTGGAAGGTCGCGATGTTGACGTCGCCAGGAACAGGAGAGACGTTCTTCCAGCCTTCTTCATCGAAGCACGAGAATACACACCAGTTGTATCCTGGTGTGAAGTTATAGACACCTGACTTTTTATAGAGGAAGACACGTGGGTTGGCCATCGCTTCCACAATGGGTGTGACAGCATCCTGTCGAGACAAATTTACAAGGTTTCCATCATGATTACCGAGGACCATGTGGACGGGTGCCACCTTCGCCATCTCGGTCAACCACCAGGTGAGGAGTTCGATGTACTCCGGTGAGATTCCGGTCACCTTTGTATGGAAGATGTCGCCACCAATGAAGATGTGGTCCACCGCCTGGGACCTACAGTCCTCGATGAACGCCTTGAAGACCTGTCTGTACTCGTCGTGGCGGGACAGTGCACGAATGTGGATGTCCGCCGTGTGGGCGATTCTAAGCATATCACTAAATTGTAGCTTAAAACACTGAGTGTGTATAAGTTACACAGCTGCTCTAGCTGCTGCTCGAGCTGCGACGGCGATCTCTTCGGCTGCAGCTGCAAGTTCAACTCCCTTGACAGCCGAGGCACTTCCCTCCAGGATTCCAAGCATGGAAGCTCCTGAATGCAGGACTCCCTGTATACCTTCATACAAGAAGAAGATGAGTAAACCCTTGTAGATGAGTCCATCGACTTTTGACCTGACGCTTCTCGGATGCTCATTT